TGTAGCGTTTCAGTGCGAACAAGAAACTGACGTATTTTTAGTTGATCAAAGTATAAACTGTTCTTTTGATAATGTGGTTTTTCAAGGCCCATTAACAACTACTGAACTCAGCGATGTACTACAACGTGGCGATATTGCTTGTGTTAGGTACAACAGTTCTTCTGCTGTGACTTGTGAGCAAGTAAATTTTGATAACTGTGTGTTTACAAAAACAACTTATGGTATTGCAACTGACGAAGATGTTAAAGGAACGTCAGTAACAAATTCAAAGTTTGATACACTATATCAAGGTGTGTGGCTTGGTTCTAGTAGTATGCTAAACGATGGCGCTACTGGTTTTGCTGTTACACACACTATTTTTGATACTATTTACGAGCAAGGTATCTATTATCAAAATGTTAGCAGAAACGCTTCAGGATATAATATTTTTTATGATGTTGGCAACCATTTTAATGGAGCATCTAACCCGTCAACAAGTATTATAAGATTTAGTGCTGATGATAATGTATCAGTAGGAGATATGTTCGAACGAGAAGATTCGTACGATGAAACTAATCCTCGAACACAAGTTGGGTCTACAGACACAAACATTATTGCAAACAGCGGACAAATTCAGCTTGGTAATGCAATTAAAAAGCCTGGTTATAGCATGACAATGGCCAACAACGTGTCCGATCAATTCATTACACGTTTTAATGATACCACTGTACAGGCAGCAACACTTGATTACACCATGACACGAGATACAATTGTACGAAGAGGTACAATGACCATTGTTAAACAAAATGACGATGATTCAAGTTTAACATTAAGTGTTAATGAAGATTATACTGAAAACGCACCAATTGGGTGTACACTAACTGTTTTTGAGTCTGGAGGTTACGTGAATATTAGTTACTCAACAACTGACACTAGCATTACTGGAATAATTTATTATTCATTAAATTATTTGGCTTAATGTGTGGCCGCTTACTTTTAAAAAACGTCTTGACTCTTGGGTACAGATGCGAGAGTCGGCTTCTAACTTACCGCTGGATGATAGTTTATCGTTAATCAATGATTGGTGGTTTCAAGCACCATGGCGACCTTATTATTTACACTGGGACGATCGTGAAAATTGGCCAGATCCCTGGGAACTTTTAGACGATAATGTGTATTGTAGTCTTGCAAGAGCACTAGGAATCATGTATACTATTGCAATAATAGATCATAATGATATCACGGATGCTCAATTAATACAAAACGAAAATGACAATTTAGTCCTGGTCAACAAAAGAAAATATATACTTAATTACGAAGATGGAGAAGTTGTAAATAACAATCCAAATGTTGGAAATATCAAAAAAGAGTTAGAATTAGAAGAACTCAAATTAACCTTAAAATGAGATAGTAAATGGCAGAGATAACAGTTGTAAAACGCAGCGGAAAAAAGGTTCCATTGGATGTTGAAAAATGGCAAACCCAAGTTGCAAAAGTCTGTGGCGGGATCGCAGATGTAAGTCAATCGATGATTGAAATAAATGCCCAAGTTAACTTCTATGATGGCATTAGCACAAGAGAAATTGATGGGATCACGTTACGTGCTATTGTTGATCTTATTGATGTAGAATCTAATCCTGAAGTAGGGCATACCAATTATCAATACGTAGCTGGCAAACAAAGATTAAGTATGTTGCGTAAAGATGTATATGGACAATACACACCTCCTCGATTGTATGATATTGTAAAACGTAACGTTGCTGCTGGTTTTTACACTCCTGAACTTCTCGAATGGTACACTGAAGAAGAATGGGACAAGATAGAACAATTTATTGACCATTCAAAGGATGAAAATTATTCATATGCTGCCATTGAACAATTAATTGAAAAATACTTGGTTCGTAACCGCTCTACGAAGGAGATTTATGAAACACCACAAATCAGATATGCTGTCGCCGCAGCAACAGTATTTCACATGGAGAACCCGGGACCAGCGAGATTGCGTTTCGTCAAAGAATACTACAACGCTTCGAGCGATGGGCTCTTTACTCTTGCTACTCCTGTGCTTGCCGGCCTGGGCACTCCTACTAAGCAGTTTAGTAGCTGTGTCCTTATTAGGAGTGACGATGATCTTGATTCAATCTTTGCTTCAGGGGAAATGATGGCAAAGTATGCTAGCAAACGTGCTGGCATTGGGTTAGAAATTGGAAGACTACGTCCACTGGGATCGCCTATTAGGGGCGGAGAAATTATGCACACAGGCATGTTACCATTCCTTAAAAAATGGTTTGGAGACTTGCGTAGTTGTAGTCAAGGCGGTATTCGTAATGCTAGTGCTACAGTTTTTTATCCAATTTGGCACTATCAATTTGATGATTTAATTGTATTAAAAAACAATCAAGGTACTGAAGAAACTCGTGTACGCCACTTGGATTATGGGATTGTACTAAATGCATTTTTCTGGCGCCGTTTTAAAGAACAAGGAAATATTACGTTCTTTGATCCAAACGAAGTCCCAGACTTGTACGAAGCATTTTATGCTGATTCAGAAAAGTTTGAAGCCTTGTATGTAAAATATGAAAAACGCAGTGACTTACGTAAAAAAGTAATAAGTGCTGAAGAAGTTTTCAAAGGCGGTGTTCTTAAAGAGAGAACAGATACCGGCAGAATATATCTTGTGTACATTGATAATACAATGAATCAAGGACCATTTGATACAGAGCATCATCCCATTTACCAAAGTAACTTGTGTTGCGAAATCTTGTTGCCTACCAAGCCGTTTAAACGTTTAGATGATGACGAAGGAAGAATTGCATTGTGTACATTAGGGTCAATCAACTGGGGAGCTTTCCGCCACCCAGAAGATATGAAACGTGCATGTAAAATTCTTAATCGTAGTCTTAATAATATTTTAGATTATCAAGATTTCTTATCTATACAATCTCGTTTGAGCAATGAAGAAATCCGTCCTTTAGGCATTGGTGTTACTAATTTAGCATATTGGCATGCAAAGCGCAACTATCAATACGGCGACCCAGAAGCATTGCAAGAAGTTAAAACATGGATGGAACATCAAGCATATTTTTTAACTGAAGCAACTGTTGAACTTGCTAAAGAAAGAGGACCATGTAAAGATAGTTCAAAAACACGTTATGGTCAGGGTGTATTTCCTTGGGAATTACGTGCATCAGGAGTCAATGAGTTAGCTGATTTTACGCCCGAACTAGACTGGCAAAGTCTTAAAGCAAAAATGCGAGCATACGGCGTGCGCAATGCTACATTAATGGCTATTGCTCCGGTTGAATCAAGTTCAGTGGTAATTAACAGTACTAACGGTATTGAACTACCAATGAGTTTGATTTCAACAAAAGAATCTAAAGCTGGATCGTTTACACAAGTTGTTCCTGACTACCATAATAATCGTATACGAAAATCTTATCAACTGATGTGGGAACAAAAAGATTGTGTAAACTATTTAAAAACTGCCGCCGTTTTAGCTGCTTATGTTGATCAAAGTATTTCAACTAATACTTTTTATAATCCAGCAAACTATCCAGAACGAAAAGTTCCTACCACACTAATTGCTAAAAATTTAATGCAAGCACACAAGTGGGGTCTTAAAACATTTTATTACAGTTTAATTAACAAAGCAGGCAGCAAGTCTGTTGATGAAATAGTAGTAGAAGATAAAAACAACATCAAATATTTTGAAACAGATTTTGATTTAATGGAAGATGATGATTGCGAGGCATGTAAGTTATAACCATGAGTAAAGAACAATACAATTTAAAAGCAAAAACAGATTACTTGAACAGAACATTGTTTCTGGATCCGGCTGGTCCAGTAACTATACAAAGATTTGAAGAAGTTAAGTATAAAAAGATTTCAGATTACGAAACAACCGGCAGAGGGTTTTTCTGGGTACCTGAAGAAATTAGTTTAACAAAAGATGCGCAAGATCACAAACAATCAAGTGACGCAGTCAAGCACATCTTTACTTCGAACCTACTTAGACAAACTGCACTTGATAGTATTCAAGGAAGAGCACCTGCACAGGTGTTTACTCCAGTTGCTTCACAGCCAGAACTTGAAGCTCTTGTGTATTGTTGGACATTTTTTGAAACAAATATTCATAGTCGTTCGTATAGTCATATTATCCGCAATATTTACAATGTTCCAATGGAAGTGTTTAACACTATTCACGACACACAAGAAATTATTGATATGGCAAGTAGTATTGGGGAATACTATGATAAATTGCACACAATCAATATTAAAAAAGAACTTGGTCATAAAATTGATGAAATGGACCATATCAAAGCAATTTATCTAGCACTTCATGCATCATATGGTCTTGAAGGATTCCGCTTTATGGTTTCGTTTGCAACAAGCCTTGCTATGGTAGAAAATAAAATTTTTATTGGCAACGGTAATATTATCAGTCTTATTCTTCAAGACGAGCTATTACACAAAGGATGGACTGCTTACATTATTAATCAAGTAGTCAAAGACGATCCTCGTTTTGCACAGGCTGCTAAAGAATGCGAACAGGAAGTAATACAGATTTATAAAGATGTTATTGCTGAGGAAAAAGATTGGGCTGATTATTTGTTTAAGAAAGGTCCAGTAATTGGGTTAAACGCCGATATTCTTAAAGATTTTGTTGACTTTACTGCTAGAGAAGCACTAAAAGAAATTGGAATCAAGTACTGGGATCCATCGCCAAAAGTCACACCAATCCCTTGGTTCAACAAACACAGTGATACAAGTAAAAAGCAAACTGCATTGCAAGAAAATGAATCAACTAACTACGTTATTGGTGTGATGGGCGACACCTTGGATTATGACGAACTGCCTAAAATTTAATTTAAGGAAATTTAAATGAAAAATATAGTAATTGGAGCGGTAATTTTTGTTTTTGCCGCTGTTGGAGGGCTTTTCTTAATGTATAAGCCTGGTGAGCAAGTACCAGTAAGTGTAGTTGACAGTAATACTTTAACCATTTGCCAAGGAAAATATGCACTGTGTGCTGCAAGCACATGTAGAGAAACAGGTAAAACTATTACAACCAACAATGGAGAAACCTACCCCGAAGTTGAGTGTACATGTCCTGTGTTAGATGGTCCCAGCATTGCTGACACCAGTATGGGAGTTATGAAAGGATCGTGCGAAGTTGATGATCCTAGCACACAAGTATGGAGTTTGTTTGCACCAAAAGTATACTATCCACAAGAAGCAAATGACTTTGTACAAGAGCCCAAGAGTGCAACTCGAGCAGTTGTACAACAGTGTCCAGGTGATATAGCGCCACAAAGTGCAAATTGTTTTGCTATGATGTGTACATACGATGAAGATCCCATCAATGGTACACAAACTGCAACGTGTAGTTGCCCTACTAGACAGTTAGCACGTGGCACAGACTTTTTAATTGAAGCAGGACAAGGTGATCCAGCTGCATGTTTACAACATCCGGTCAGCGCACCAAATCCGTTTGAAAGTGAACTTTATAAAATACAAAAATAATAGGAGAAAAATATAATGAAAGCAACTGTATGGAGCAAGCCCGCATGCCCTCACTGTGATAGTGCAAAGGCATTATTAAAGTTAAAAGGTGTTGAAGTTGAAGAACGCAAACTAGGTCCTGACTGGACAAAAGAACAATTGCTTGAAGCAGTACCGGGTGCTCGGAGTGTGCCGCAAGTTTTTATTGACGGGCAATTGATTGGTGGATTTAACGAATTACAAAATTATTTTAAAAAGGTAGCGTAAAATTTATGAAAGTATTTTTTGATCTTGAAAAAGATAAAGTTTATACATTTAAACTTAACTCAGGCGAAGAACTGGTTGCTAAAGTAACCAGTGTTGAAATGCATTTAATTGGTATTGATACTCCAGTAAGCATTGCCCCAACTCCCCAGGGGATGCAACTTGTACCAAGTATGTTTACCGCTGATCCCAAGCAAACAACTAAGTTAAATACTAACAATATTTCAATGTGTAGTTTAACTGATGAACCAGTTAAATTAAAGTATATAGAAGCAACAACAGGTATTAAATTACCAGAGAAAAAAGTAATATTAGGATAGACAATGGGTGCGATTCAACGAACAGGTGATGCTAACAGCGCAGGCGGTATTGTAACAGCTCTTTTTACAAATGTAAAAATTAACGGTCAAGATGTGTCTGTTAACGGTTCGCCTGTGTCGGCGCATCCCTGTTGTGGACAGCCAGGTTGCGGAATACACTGCGGCCCAGTGACCGCTGGTGGACTAGCAGGATCAGTAATGGCAGGTGGATTACCTATCAATATTGCCGGAAATGCTGACACTTGTGGACACCCAAGAGCCGGAGGAAGCGGCGATGTTAATGCAGGATAACGTATAATGTCAGCACCAGTAACACCTAGACCAATACAACAAAACGCTGCGCAACTACAATTTATAGATGATTATAGCATCAGTGAGCCTGTTTCATCATATAGAACAATGTTAGCACAAGTACAATCAGCACGTGATGCAGGCGATGTAACTGCGGAAACCCTAACCAAAGTTAAAGAGATGGTTTTTAGAGAAAATTATTTTAT